TTGAAGTTAAAGAAACCGATGGTTGGAATTGTTCTTATTGTGGTGTAAATACTTTTGAAGTTGAATCCGATTATTTAGTAGGTGTAGACCACTTATCATGCCTTTTGAAAAATGACACAGAAACAAAAGAAAAAGGATAAGCCGGATTTAGTAGTATGGGATGAGGAACGTGGTTACTATCAAAGAGAATTAACTTATGGTAGTAATCACGGAGCTCCAGCAATTAAATTAGAAGATGTTGCCGGTTGGAAGTTGAGAGGTGTTGTTAGAGTTAACCATCACTTTAAATCACGTTATGATGAGATAAAAGCGGAAGCACAAAAACTAATAGATGAATATAATTGGAATGAGTTAGTATATACTGCTCAATTTAATTTTCAGCCTGTAATGGGAGAAACGTATCACCTTTATATGAGAGATGATGAATCGGTTTTTCTTTCTCTCATTCCACCAAATGCTTGGAAACAAAAATATATAGCTTCTTTTGAATTAGATAGTAGAGAGAAGTGGGTTAAGATAAATTTTGAACATGAAATATGATTTAGTAATTATCAACGGAGATTCGTTTTCCGAAGGTAATGGGTTATATCGACAATTTGATACATACAAAGAAGAATGTAAGTACTACGATTATTGGTTGGAATTAAAAAAACATTCTAATAACGAAGTATTCTTAGACAGGTCTTTTAGTTGGGGATTAAAGATAGCAGAATTATTAGGTGTTCCACTTTTAAACATATCTAAGAGTGGTTCATCCAATAAATCTATTCTGCGTAGGTGGTATTATATTTCTGGTATAGAGCCTAAAGTTAATCCGTATTTCATATATGATTATAAAGTTGGAGAAGATAATTGGGTATTCTTAGAACCTAACAAAAGAATTTTTAAGAAGTATAATAAATCACTTTTAAAAAATTATAAGAATCCTTTATGTATAACACAATGGAGTGGTTCATATAGAGCGGATATGACGTATAAGAGCTTAGTACATTCTCTTAATCCTGGTATGAATCAAGTTAATATAGTAAAGGATTGGCTTAAACATAATGATATACCAATCGATTCGGAAAAATTCCATACATTCTTTTCATACTTTACTAATTTTGTAATGACCGATTATTTAGTTCAATATGAGAACTTAAATAACTTAATGGCATATAATCAACTAATGCAAATCAATGGGTTTGAATCTTACTCAATTGCACATAGAATGGCAAGTGGAATGGAGTTTGGATATGATACGATACTTAATAACGTATTACATATGAATGATACTAAACATATAGAAGAAAATACATACACTTTAAAAGATGTTGGTATAGAAAATCTACACTATAGTTTAGAGGGGCATGAATATTTTGGAGAATCTATTTTAAATATGATAGAAAAAGATATAATATAATGTTAAGGGCTTTGTACATATTTAATAATGGGGAAACTGAAATCAGAGATGGTGGGTTGGTATTTTATTTACCACGAGGATTTAGTACGAATACTGAATTTGATAAAAACGTAAAGCTAATAGAAATCAGTAAATCTATGGATTCATTTGATTATAATAACCAAATGTTTATTAATAGATTAAGAAATAATATAGAATCTGTATATGATTTTAATTCTGAAATAAGATTTGTAATAAATTTTGCTATGGAAGAAAGTATTATTACAAATGATATTATAAATTTTTACAAAACACTTCTTCATAACAAGCCTTTAATTTGGTTAACCAATGATATAAATTATTTAGGTAAAGATGGTTTTATTTTTTATAACCCTAATCAATGGGTGACGGAAAATTGTGAAACAGAATTTGTACATGCATTGGATATTATTAAGCGTGCGGATTTAGGGACAATAAAGAAAAAATTTATGTTTCTTAATAATCACTTCTCTCCTATTAGATTTGAAATACTTAAATTAATTCATAAGAACAATAAACAATCGGAAGGTAACATATCCTTTAATTTAATAGATTTTAATGATACACATTTCGGTATAGAATCAGAAGAATCTTTTTTAAAACAATGTGAAGAGTACGGTATTAAATATCCTATGTATTATGATACCTATCCTGGATTATCTAAGATTAGTGAAGTAGAGCAACAGAAAAAGAAAATATTAGATATTAATCATATTGGTACAGTTCCTATGAATTATAGAATATATTTTGAATGTTTTTTTGAAATAATAACAGAGACTCACCACTTATTAAAAATGAGTGGTGCATATACATCGGAGAAAATACATAAGGCTCTTAAATCCGGAAATCCTTTTGTGTATTATGGAAAAAAAGAAGTTAAATATGCATTAGAAAAAATGGGATTTAAATTTAATTCTCCTATATATTTTTTTGGAGAAGGAGAAGAATTTATGAATCATTTAGAAACTATGCTAAATAATGATATGGAATGGTATAATGATGTACAACGAAAATATTTGAAAGAGTACATACATAATATTATGGAATACAGTACTGTACAACGTAGTCAAAGTAATAGAATAGTAAAATACATATACAAATGATTTATTGGTTAACCGGTCAGCCAGGAGCAGGTAAAACAACCTTAGTAAAAATGTTATATACTCATATTCATTCTTTACATCCTATGATTGTAGATGGTGATGATATAAGAGAAATCTTCAATAATAAAGATTACTCAGAGGCGGGTCGTAGAAAGAATGTAGAATTGGCACAACATCTTTCTCACTTCATACATAATAAAGGAGGTCTTGCGTTAGTATCATTAGTTTCCCCATATAAAGACCAAAGAGATTCATTTAAGGAATTGATAGGCAATGATAATATTAAAGAAATATATGTTCACACAACCGAAGAAAGAGGTAGAGAAAATTTCTTCGTAGAAGGATACGAACCACCGATTGAAAATTTTATAGATTGCGATACGACAATTGATAATGAGTTTCAATCATATAGAAAATTATTACAAAAATTAGATTTATGATTTGGCAAGAAAGAATTTTCTCAAAAGATGAGTGTAATAAAATTATAGAATATTCAAACTTATATCCTATAATAGAAGATAAATTTAACAGAGATGGTAAGTTCATTAAAAACGGTGATATAACTATAGATGGAAATAGACTATCACATCGTACTTCTTTTTCTTATAATTTTTACAGCATACCAAATAATGATGATACTGAATGGATGTTTGATAAATTAATAAATTGGTTTGAATCTAAAAGTGGAGTTGAGATTAATACAAATGTAAAAATGATAGATACGGGTTTACATCATTATATAAAGGGAGATAAATTTAATAAACATATAGATTTGTCACCATTACATCCTGATAGAAGATATAATTTAGGGATACAATTAAACGATAATTATGAAGGTGGTGAATATGTGTGTTGGGATTATATGGGAAAGGAGATAATTATATCAAAAGAGATTGGTACTGCATTGGCATATAATTGTAAGATTGCACATGAAATTAAAGAAATACATAATGGTGATAGGTGGTCGATTGTGTTACCCTTACCAAAGCAGGCTATTATAGAAAATAAAAATTTGTTATAAATGAAAAAGTATGCAATGTACATCGGAAGATGGCAAAATTGGCACAAAGGTCACGAATGGTTAATCAACCAACAATTACAAAAAGACAAAAATGTTTGGGTAGCAATTAGAGACGTTCAACAAGATGAGAACAATCCTAAAACAGCACAACAAATTTTAAAAGAATTATCAAACGAACCATTCTTTACAAACAATTTTGATAAGATTTTGTTATCTATTATTCCTGATATTGAATCAGTAAACTATGGTAGAGGAGTAGGGTACGATGTAATCTATCACGAACCACCAACCGATGTAGCAGTAATTAGCGGAACTGCTATCAGAACAGGTCATATGACACCGGATGGAACGATTACTTATGATAAAACTAAAGGATAATGAATGGAACAGAAAAACTAATATTTTCATCAGATGAAATCAGAATAGTAGGAAGAGAAGGTGAGGCTGTTATGCACAGAGGTGAGACATCCTTAATGAATAAACTAGCTGAAATAGTTACTAAAAATGGAGGGGATATTTTAGAATTAGGATTTGGTATGCATATATCAGCGGATGCGATTCAATCTAACCCAAATGTAACATCTCACACAATCATAGAAGTTCATCCTGAGATATATAATATTGCTTTATTATGGGCCAAAAATAAACCTAACACTAAGATATTATTAGGAGATTGGGTTGATATATTACCTACATTAGACCAAAAATTTGATGGGATATTGCACGATACTCATTGGGATGATAATATACCTAAACTATTAGAGTTAGCAAAACCAAATTCTAAAGTTGGTACTATTGTTGGGTTGTTTGCCTTACATGTAGTAGATGTGAGAATAAGTGGTTACCGACACCTTATAACAGATGAAGAAAAAAAAAATATACCATACGCGAATACCAGAAAATGGAGAAATGAATATGAATTAAAATACACAATATTCAATGGAACTGATTTCCAAAAAGATAATATTAAAAAATCATTAATATGATAGTAGAAAGGAGGAGACACATTGCAAAAACCATCTCATATCGTATTATAAGTACCATAGTTGGGTTCTTATTAATGTGGTTGATAAGTGGTTCAATTAAAGTAGGAGCCGCATTTGGAGTAGCAGAATTGATTTATAAACCCATACAATACTATATTCACGAAAGAGTTTGGTATAAATGGATAAAATACGGATTAAAGAAATAAATGGATAGAATCGTAGTTATAGAAAATTTTTTAACAAAGAAAGAATGTGAAGATGCTCTACCTCTTATTATAAAAGGAGATGTCTTAGATAGTGGAATTATATATGATAGGTTAACTAAATATGTAAGCGATTTTATAACTCTTAAAGGATATAGGTTATCAAATATATCTCCTTTTAAGTTTAACGTGCACACTAGTGAAAATAGTAATCCGGAATGGGTTTCAGATGAAGAAACATATATTTCATTTTTAATACAATTAAATGAAGATTATTTCAGAGGTAGATTTCAATTTCTAATAGATGATAATGATAAATATTTTCAATTACCTCATGGTGCAGGTAACTTAGTTGTATATTTTTCAAACATAAAAAATAGAACTACACCGGTTGAAAACGGAATGAAGTACACTATAACAAGTAGTGTTAATATTATTAAAGAAGAAGATTTTAAAAAAACATTAATATAATATGTTTACGCTATTAATAGAAAATGTATTAAGTAAAGATGAATGTGAACTTTTAATTCAAAGGGGACTACAGACCGACTTACAGGTTATGTACTCTAGCAAAATAGTTAATGGTAAAATTATAGATGATAATATATTAAAATTAGATGATAATAAACGAAGGGGTAGTTATTTCTTTGAAGATGAAATGAAAGAGAATATGTTTGTAAATCTAACTCATAAATTAATATCATTAGTTAATTCTATTAAAATTTTTAATGGTATAGAATATATCTCTATACCAAAATATACATTTAATCAATATAGCGAGGGAGATTTTTTAAATTGGCATCCGGATACACATGAAATAATGAATGGTGCAACTGCTACTATAATAATTCAACTAAACGATAATTATGAAGGTGGAGAAGTTATGTACAAAGTAAGCGATATAGAATATAATGTTCCTAAAAAAGCAGGTAGTATTTTTATATTTGATTCTAATATAGAACATAATGTTAACGTAGTAGAATCCGGTATTAGATATTCTATGAATGCATGGCCATCTTCTAAAATTAAAAAAGGATTACTATGAAAAAAATTGTTATAATTGGAGGAGGAACTGCCGGATGGTTAACCGCAATGGTAGTAAATAAATTTTGGAAAGATACCGAAGTAACATTAATAGAAAGTTCTAAAATTGGGATATTAGGTGCGGGTGAAGGTAGTACTCCTAATTTTGGTAGAATACTTTCATTATTAGAAATAAATCAAAAAGATTTTTATACCAAAACTAAATCAACAATAAAAAATGGATTGCATTTATATAATTGGACAGGTAAAAATGAATTATCAAAACATTTATTTTCTGGTAATGAACCCACTTTAACTAGTCCATCTTTCGCATATCACTTTGATGCTAGATTAGTTGCTAAATATTTTAAAGAAATTGCTACTAATAGAGGAGTTAAGTGTATAGATGATGAGGTTATTGATATTAAAAATAATGGGGAAAATATAGTTAAGTTAGAATTAAAAGATAGTGGTAGTATTGATTTAGATTTTGTATTTGATTGTAGTGGGTTTTCTAAAATTATTATCGATGGGGTTCATAAAGAAAATTGGAAAGATTATTCAGAATTTTTATTATTAAATAAATCAATCAACTTTTTTTTACCACAAGAAACTCAATATAAAATGAGTGATAAAACCCATACAAAAATGGTATCAATGAATAATGGTTGGATGTTTAATATTCCATTACAACATAGATGGGGATGTGGTTATGTTCACACCGATAAATATTGTACAATAGTGGATGCGAAAAAAGAAGTTGAGGATTATTTTGGCCACGAGGTAATTGTACAAAAAGTATTTGATTTTAAACCAGGTGTGTTTGAGCGAAGTTGGATTGGTAATTCTATAGCTATTGGATTATCATATGGATTCATAGAACCATTGGAGGCTACCTCATTGATGTCTACTATAATGCAATTAAAGAGATTGATTGATTTGGATTTCAATGAAACTCAAAAAGAAAAATTTAATAAATGGTGTGAAGAGATTTATGAACAAAACTTAATGTTCATTCGTTATCATTATTTATGTGAAAGAGATGATACACAATTTTGGAAAGAGTGTACAAAGATGCCAATTCCTACTAAATTAAAAAACATATTAGACGAGAATAATTTTTTAATACCTAAGACTAATATAGAATTACTTATGACATTGGAATTGGAAGAAGTCTCCCCAAATGAATTGACATTTTTTGTAAATAATTACTCAGCTATTTTTAGAAAAAATAAAAAGGTATTAAAAAAAGAATTGATATAATATGGAAAAGATATATTTTGATGATGAAACTTATATATGGAGAACTAAATTTGATATATCAGACTTTAAAGATGGTGTCTTAGATGAATGCTTTCAGATAATGGAATCATTGGGAGATGTACCAGGTGATAATTTTGGATACCTTAGAGAAT